CCATAATCAAAGTTTATACATTGTGTACTATCATGACTAGTAGCTAAATGGCTATAACTAGAATAAGATGGATCTGTACAACCTGGAATATTAATTTCCAAGTATAAATCAGAAAACTTATCTATTCGGCATCCTTTAGGTAACTTAGAAATTCTCTTCCCCCGTGAATACCAGTTTGTGCCGTAGTTATTAGATCTACCTACACTTGTTATTTGAATGGTGAAAGTCTGAATAAAAATATTACAAGAGTCGAGAGAGGAATCTAGTTCCCCCGGAACCGTCGTATGTACGGATTTAGATACTCTTAGAATATCCCCAACACTCAATGCAGTACTATTTGAAGTTAATTGTAACTTCCTAGGAGATGATAAACTCTCTTGTAATATATAACCCATCTTTTATTTTATTTTAACATCCACAGTCACAATTGCCTTCACACACTTGCACTGCTTTCTGGTATTGAGAATTAGCATCACTTACTAATAAGTGATCTTCAACTTTCATAATTCTTTCTGCTGTTGCTTCTGCAGATTTTACTAGAAGCATTACTTTTTGAGCCTTGTCCATTAAAGCGGCACAGGCAGGGTCAGAACACCCACAGCTTAATAACTTATCTGTAAGTAATACTAAACATTTATCTACTGCACAGGTAGATACGATAAAGCGAGTAGTTACAACTCCCTTTGTATCTGTAACATCCACCCTATACACACCACCGGAAGTTAATCCAGTAAACGCGTATGAATCTGCATCAGCTGGTATAACCCCTTGTATGGATACACCTGAATCTACATTTTCTATGGATGCTTTGTATACTGCTCCAGGATGTGTTCCTACGAGATTGATAATAATAGATTTACAATCCCCTGTCATTGTAGCATTTACTAATAAAGCCATAAGTTGAAATTTAAAAAAAGATCGTATAGAGGCGCAAAGTCCTCCATACAATCTTAATATTAATTAAGTTTTTTAAGCTGGGTCGTCTAAAAGTAAACGAGCATTACCTGAAAATGCTGCCAAGTCAATCTCGAAACCTGCTGTATCAGCAGTTAATGCTCCAGAAATTGCTGCTATAGTTACATCTTGAGGAATGCAAACCATAATATCACGTACATTATCCACACCACGAATTTGACCTTCCGCAGAATTTTTAACTTTGATATTGTATACATTGTACTCTTCAGCTGCTACTGCAAATGTTTCTTCAGCAAATGTTTTGAAAGCAACTAATCTGTCATACGATCCGTATTGACGACCTTGTAATAGTAATTCACCTGCTAACACATCAGCAGCTGCTCCCACACCCTCAACCGCACCAGTTAGTGCTCCAACAGATAGTGTTGAATCAGCATCACCAGCATCATAAGCAATTTGAATGTTTTTACCTGCATCAATTGCAAGGGTTACAGTACCATCAGCGTTGTCCGTAGATGTAACAAAGTCACAACTAAACGCTGCATGAAACGCTGCCGCATCTAATTCTTTAGTAGCAGCTCCTGCATTGAAAGATGTTAAAACTCTTTCGAAAGGCTCATACCCTGCAGAAGTTTCAATAATTTTAAGAACAGCTTCACTAATATCAGTACCACCGTCACTAAACGTAATTGTGATAGACCCACCAACTGCAGCCGCAAATGTTTTACCAGATATAGATACAATATCTTCTTTAGTAAACCATGGAGATGCTACAGTAGCTTCTCCTGACGCTGCAATTCTTGCAATTCTAATTTCGTCTCCACCTGCAGCATACGATACTGCTTGGCCATGCGCATTTTTTGATTGCACAACTGCACATCCGGCAGTTGTTACTGAGGCTACATCAGCCCCGACTATAATTTGTCTCATTTTTACAAATTTTAATAGTTATTATTCATTTTTACCTAACTCAATCTGTTGAGTTTTGTATCGAGGATCACTAATGCCCTCTAAAATGCTACTAATAGCCATATCAACAATCTCTTGATGAGTATGTTGCGCTAATTCGCAGCTGTTGCCCAAAGATAGTGAAACTATACTCGGATTTTTTATGTAGGTCAATTTCACTGATTCTATTATAAATATATCATTAGTGAAGACCATTAATTTTTTATCCTCTATAGTTATTAAAGGCTTATCTTTTGTAGTAGTATTAAATGGGTCAGAAAGTAATGCAAGAATGTCATCTTGTTGAACAAATTTTATAGGCACTTTCTTTGATATAGGTGAATCTACATCTACTAGTAACTCTTGCTCTTTTGAATTTAAGGCAGTACACGTAGTATTATACTGCACATTCCCTAAACCTTTTAGCATAAACCTATAGTCATCAGGGAACTCACTTGAATAATACACATGAGTATTATTAATTGATTGCTCTAGATATTTAAACTTCAGCATAGTATCTATAACTAAAACTCTCAAGTCATCTATCCTTTTTTGAGATTCTTCAAACCCTTTATTATAGATATTGTTCTTCCCATACTTCAGATTAACAAACTTACCTATAGATTTATTAAGTTCTAGATCTATCTCTTCTGGTAAAAGCGTGTCAGCTTGGAATGAATTAATCTTATCCACTCCCTGCTGAACCGCCAAATGCATTTCATTAATATTCATTTAGTACATTATTACATTTGTTATAAAGCTACCTCTTTAAGCTTTGCTCTTAAGGTAGTCAACTTTCCTGAATTTTTCTTGTTTTTCAAGTAAATTACAGTGTCTTCCATCGTTTCTCCGAGCACTTCGTCAATAAAGATTACTTGGTTACCGATTTTTCTTAAAACGCCAGCAGTGATCATCTCATCGATCTCAGCTTTAGTCTCTAGGTTCTTATCTTCTGAAATACGTAAGAATTTTTTAGGTGCAGACGTTTTAATATCATATAACGCATTTTCCACTTGCTCTTGTGTAAGCGTATCTGGATTAAGGTTATTAGATAGTAAACGAAGAACCCTCTTCATTCCTTTTAAATCTGAAGATAGTTTAATAAATGCTTTATCAGCATCTTTCTTCATTTGAATTTCATTGAATCTCTTCAATTCATCACGCTTGTTATCTTGAATGTAAAAACGCTTATTCCCATTTGATGCCATCTCTTCTTCAGATAGAGCAACATGTGGGTGTTTAATAGCGAAGTTATACTTCAAGAAATCCATTAAGTTGATTGGGTTTTTATTACTGTCCAGACCGATCTCTAATTCTACTCCTGTAAATGATACTGGAACTGTAAGTTCAGACCAGAATATCTTTGAGTGGCGAGGCCAATCTTGGTGATCAGGTGATACATCCAATAATCCTACCATATATTTTTTTTCTTCCTCAGGAGAAAATCCTTTTAATGGTTGACGATTAACGTATACACTACTCAGTTTTGTTACAGCCTCTGCTACAACCTCTTTTGGTAAATGATTTAAAATCTCTTTACGTCTTAGAAATACTTTTTTACTCATAATATAGTTCTTTTTTAGTTAGTGAGGTATAAAGAATAATTCCCTCTAAAAAGTTTTTAGTAAAGAAGTGGGGGATTACTCCCCCACAACTCAACCAAAAAACCAATATATAGACACGCGATTAACGCCTTGTTATGATGCCACACATTGAATATCAAGTGAAGTATCAAATCTCTTTAATACAATACCTGCAGTTTTCAACATATGAACAGATGCACCGTCTACGTCAGAAGCTCTAGCTGTTCCAGAGTCAAATCCGCGAGGTACAACAGAACCAGCAACACACCATCTCATCATCTCACGCCCTTTCTTGTTGATCATCTGTAAATTAGACTGTCCGTCATAATTAGATTGATCTACAAAAATCATACGATAAGACTCCAACGAATATCCAGTTACTGGATGCTTGTCGCGAGCTTGTGCAATAGGACCATGATCGAACATAGGTAATTTAACAACATTTACTGTATGCCCATCTACGTGCTCGTATTGAGTAAAGTAACCTGTTAAACCTAAATTACGTCCAGAACCTGTAACGAAGCGATTCTCTCCACCAATCTTCCACGAGTTACGGTTAGCCCCAAAATGGCCTTTTAATGCTTCGTCGAATTCACGAGCACCACCAGTTCCTGTGTAAAGAGTGATTTGTTTAGCATTAGCGTCAGACATTCCGTAGAATAAATCGCCAATGATATTTTTGATCTTATTTTCAGTTAAAACTGAATAAGTATCTTTATTGATAACTTGCTCTAAAAGACCAGGACCCAAAATTACTGGCTGTCCATTTTCATCTTTCATTGTAGCTTTACCTTTGTCATCGTAAGTCTTTTGTCCGTACCAGTAGTACATCTCACACTCTTCTTTAAAAGCAAGCATGTGTTGATACTCCTCATAGTCCATCCAAAGCTTAG